TCAGTAAGAATTTCCTCACCATCTACTACAGGGGCTTGATGGCTAATCTCATGTTTTAACCATCGTTCTATCTTTGCAATTACTTGATTAGATACATCATCTGGATTACCTATCATTAGTTGCTCCTCTTTCATTTTCATATCTAAAATAATTATATGTTTCTGAATGCACATGAATAATATAAACATAATTTTGATCAAGCCACTTATAGATATCGAATAAACCTGCAATACCAACTAAATTAGATTTATCATCTTCGAAATCTTCTGGTATCTCTCCAGGATGCTCTGGGTGAGCAATATCTTCTGGGTGCCAATATTCGACGTAACCGAAACCATGACCCTCCTCTAATACTTTCCATGCCATATCAAGCTCCTTTCGTATTTATATTAACTAACTCTGATAAATTAGTAATTACTACATAATTAGACTTATGCATGGGAACAACAGTATGAACTTTTTGTTTAGCTTCTTTATCACCACAAGATAAACAAGTATCGTACCCAAGAGAAGCCCTACGAGGTGGCGAAATAATATCATCGCATAACTTACAATACATAAACGATCTCCTTTCTACTTTCTTTATTTATATTATAGCTAAAGATTAAAAAGGACTAAATAAGAAAACCCTGTTTTTTATCGTTAAACTCGTACCTTAATCCATCAGACATCTCTTCAATATTTATTGAATAGAAGTTTCTATTTTTTAATGGGGCAGTCAATCCTTCTACCCTTTTTTCTGCCTCTTCTCTTGTCCGATACGAACCAATGAATGATGAACCGTGGTCACCTCTTCTTTTTATACGGATTCGATAATAACCTTTTGTTGTAAGTATCATACTCTAACCTCCTTTACATGTTTCAACACTGCATCGGTAATAACGGCTAATGAACTACCACGACCTGCTTTCATATACGATGCATCAAGAGCATCATTAAGATTAAATCGTTTTGCAATATCAGCTACAATTCTATGCGATGAAACTCCTGCTACTTCTTTTATAACTGAACCATCGTCTGCATAAATATTTCCTTTATGAGATCCGTCAGATTTATACAGATGAATAAAACTCTTTATATATTTTGGTGGGAACCCTAAATCAGTAAATGTTTTTGTATCCCAAATAGTATGAGCATCATATAAAATCCCTGCTAAATCTCTTTGATCAGCTTCTACTAATGCTTTCTTAATTTTTCTTGTTGTTAAATCCATTGGCATTTTAATCCTCCTCTTTTATATATAATCCGTTAACCAATTTTCCTTTTCTATCTTTAATTTCTTCGTAAGCATAATCCATACAAGAAACTAAAGACATCTTATTTCTCATACAAATATTAATCATAATAACTAACATATCACCAATAGCATCTGCTATCAAAGCCTTTGGAACTTCTGGTGTATCGTAAGAATCAGCTTGAACAACGGCTTGAGATAATTCTCCTAGTTCTTCTAAAAGTTTTAAAACTTGATCTTTACTTGTGCTTCCTTCGATAAGGTTACGATCTTCATGCCATTTTCTTATCAAACTCTCGAGAGTATAATAATCATAAGGTACTTTCATTATACACTCTCCTCATTAGCTACATGAAACAAGACCCATTTACCATGAGAAACTGTAGTGCCAGTTTCGAAACAATATAAAGTCATATTATTAATAATAAATAAACGATCACCATCTGATGTTTCTAAAGCCCTTGCACCATCCATAGGAATATTACCAAATACAGGTTTATAACGAATAGTCTCATCTTCATTTAGAGTTCGCCAATCGAAAGCAACGACTAATTCTAAAATTTTAAATGGAGTCATATCAAACTGATGTAGCTTATAACCACATTTAGGACATGCTATTGTCATCTTCTGCCTCCACTAATCTATTAACTAATTTAAGTTCATATATAATAATACTACGATCTTCATGTGAGTAAACTTCTAAAGTATTTTGATGTAAAATATATGTAAAATGGTCTGTTTCTAATATTCTTGCCCCATCTGATTCTACACCTTGGAAAGTTTGTAGATCACTTGCTGATAAACTTTTCCAATTTTGTTTAATAATTTGTTCTAAAAGATCAGAGGCTATACCTCTTGAACGACCAAAAGGTTTTTGTTTTTGATGTTCCATTATTCTTCCTTTCTATAATGTTTTTTCTTCTACAGGTGCTGCATTTAGATAATAACACTCTGCACGTTTAAGATCATTTGTTCGACCTGAATATGTTGGAGGATATTCTTTTATATCTTCACCGTCTTGGTGAATAACATATAATCGATCATACTTTATCCACCAAGCATGAACGTCTTTAACATCGAAGTCTAATTCCCAACAGGAATGAACTTCGTACTTTGCTTCTAACTCGTAAAGATCTGACATATTCTTCCTTTCTAAAAGTGTAGGGCGAGGGGTCGGTATGCAAGTATTTTGCCCCTCATTAAGCTATCTGTTGTACTCAACCTCATAGCACCCTACTCTGTTGCCATCTAACAAATAACATGAGACTGGAGGTAACAATCCCATATTACCCTTTTATTATAGTAAATATTTTAAAATGTTAAAAACTAAAAGTAATGTTTTTTATGAGTTAAGCTGGATCGTCGTATGGACTCTGAGTTGTCGGAAACTCACTAACGATATTCTTTTCTTCTTCATCTATACTCATCGTATCATTATAAATAGGAAATAAGGTATGCATTAATAATTTCATATCTTCTATATTTGATACTTCTTTCATTGCTCCAGGAACTTTATCTAGTTCTTTTATTGCAACGTAAAGGGCTTGACCAATTATATATTGACCTCGCATACTTGCGAATAATTTTCTAGCAGTAAGAACTTTTTGTTCTTTACTCATCCAATTTCTTCTTTCTATTTTTTCTTCTTCACTCATAATCAGTTCCTTTCATATATCTAATTGAGTTTGTTATTGTATCTTCTGCGACACTAATTGCATGTGCAGAGTCTTCACACACGGCATGGGCTTCACTATAAAGTGCCTCTAATTTTTTTAAAACACTTTCTAGTTTCTTTATTTTTTCATTCATCACTTTCTCCTTTTCCGTGTATAATTCGCCAAGTATTTTTATAATCTTCTTTTGCAGTCTCTACCGATAATAATCCGTGTGTAATTAAATACTCCGAATAAAAATCGAAAGTTTCGTCAGCCGAACCATCAATCTCAATACCTTGTCCTATTAAGTTAGATGCAATGAGGTCTGCTTCGTTTTTAGCCCCCACTTCTCGTAGCTTTCGCCATGCAACTAAAGCCATAACTACTGGCATTTTTATAGTTTCGCTCATTACGAACTCCTTTTATTTTATTATATTTAAGATAAAATTAGAATTAAATAAGAAAATAATGTTTATACTGCTTGCTTAGTATAATCGGATTCTGAGCCCCTCGTCCAACCTCTTACAGACTCTGCATGAGCAATAACTTTTGAAGCATCTTTAGCCTCGCCCCAGTTTGGACCAAGTTCTACGTCTACTTTTACAGGTACTTTTATCTCTACACAATGTTCCATAATTTCTTTTATCTTTACTGCTTGCTCTTCTGATTCTACAGAAAAATCTAACTCGTCATGAACTTGTATATGTGGTATAATTCCTTCTTCGAATAATAATTGCATTGCTTTTTTAGTCATATCTGCAGCACTACCTTGTATTAATCTATTCATAGCTTTATGTGTAAAAGCCCTTTTAATAGCATTACCATGCTCAGCATAAGCAGTTTTATGATCCATAATTTTTCGTGTGCCAAACTGCGAAGGTTCCCATTTATCAAACCGACAACGTCTTCCTAATAATGTTCTTATATTTCCTTGTTCTGCAGCACGTCTTATAGCTCGTTCACTAAGTGCTTTTACAAAAGGAACTCGTTCATGATATTGACTAAATAACTCCTTTCCTTCTTCTAATGTTAAACCAAGACTATCAGATAACTTTTGAACACCCATTGAATAAAATAATCCTAAGTTTATATTCTTAGCTTGTTTCCTTGGTATGCCTGCCATATCAGCTACGACTTGATGGAAATCTGCATCTCCTGTTCTAAAAGCATCTCCAGCATCTTTAGCACCACGAAGTTCCATCATCTCTGCGTAATGAACAACGAGCCTTGGTTCTTGCTGAGAATAATCAAATGCACCCCACTGACATCCTTCTTCAGGAATAAATAATGATCGGATGGCTGTTCCTATTTCAGGATCTCTTGCTGGAACTTGTTGTAAGTTTGGGTTACTATAACTAAAACGACCTGTAACAGTACCCCCATCATCTGAACGAAGTGGATGAAGTTCAGCATGTAAACGACCTGATTGTTGATTACTCATAAGCATTCCATCGATAAATGTTGTTCTTGCTTTATTCATCTTTCGTGCTTTAACAATTAGTTTTGGAACTTCGTGCTTATGGTTTTCTAACCATGATTGTTGAAAGGAGGGTGATCCTTTTTCTGTAAAGTTATATGGTAGTTTTAATTTCTTAAATGCTTTTTCTATAGATGCATTCGCCCATATTTCTATATTTGAACCAACTAATTTCTTTATTTGTAATAGAGCATCTTCTTCTTTAGCCCTGAACATTTTAGACATACGTTCTGCGTGGTCTAAATCAATACGAACACCTCTAAATCTCATTTCGATAAGTAGTGGTAGTATCGATGTTTCTAAATTAAATATCGACCATAAATCTTGTCTCGATAATTCTTGTTTTTGAAACTTCCATAAACGTAAAGTCATAGCAGCATCTTGCTCTGCATATGGACCGACATACATAGGTGGTAGTTCTGATATATCTGCTTTTGGATCTACGTTCCATGCTTCTGCAGCATCACGTAACAGGTCTTCACTTTTTGTTTCTTGTAAGTAATGTTTACCTAATGCGTTTAAAGCATAGCTAAACCTATTTTCATCTATTAGAGGAGCACCAATCATAGTATCAATTATACGACCTTGTACATTAATACCCTCTGCTTTTAGCCAACCAATATCATAAGAAGCATTATGACATATTTTATCTGCTTTTGTAGATACCGTTTCTTTTAACCAATTAAATACAACTTTTTCATCTAAGTTACCTCCTGACCTATGTCTTATAGGAAAATAACCTTCCCAACCATCAGTGGCTATAGCGATACCAACAATATGTCCATCTTTTTTCGCCCAACCTGCACCTTTAGATCGTAAGTTAGGATCCCATGTTTCAAGGTCAATAGCTATTTCTTTAGCTTCTGATAAATCTGGTAATACTTCTGGAACTGTCCATGAACTATCAGGAGGAAACAACGGATCTTGTAAAGGGTTTTTATATTTAGGCAATGCTTTCTTCCCTTTCTGCTGAGAAGAGTTTACCTTATTTATCATTATTTTGTAAAGCCATTTCTGCTTCTACTAAAAGGAGATACCGTCTAAGGTCTCTTATATCGTCTATAAGCCCCTCTGGTCTCTTATCTTCTTCTAAAGCTAAAAAGATATCGTAAGTATAATCACAGGATTGTTTTTCTATACGATCCCACTTCCTAGCTAACATCATAAAAGCACCTATACCACCTCGCTTTTTCCAACTATCTCCATAGGATTGTTCTGCGTTATGTAGACCTTTTACATCTTCACTAGCTAATACATTAACTCTTTGTATTATTTTACTTCTTTGTTCTTTAGACATTTTTTGACCTCTCTTCCTTTCTTTGTAGCCACTCTACACATGCTCTTTTCCAATCTGGTGCTTTTATAGTTGACGCTTGTAAAATAGCATTCTTATAATCTTTTTGTTTATAATAATTCCATGCTTCAACTAAAGGTATCGCTGTATAAGCAAATGTATTCATATTACTAAAATGATCAGGGGTTATCCACATACCACCTAGTTCTTCATTATTTTTACTAGAACAAAATAAATTAAAGAAATAATTTAAATCTTTATCAAAGTTTTGTTTATCCTGTACTAAGTCTAGCCAAGTCATATCTGGATCTGTTTCATAACCATGAGGAGCGATACCTTTAGAAAGTTTCTTATCTAGTTCATTCCAAACATCTAAATAAACATGAGCATTATTACTAATTTGATGATAACAACCTACACTTAATCCTGACATAGTTGCTATATATTCATGAAGCATACTAAAGTGAACTGCATTAGCACCATATGCACCCCAAATTAAATCATTAGATCTACAACAAACAGTCATATCTAATTTGATTTGATTATTTTCTTCACCTAATTCTTTTGTTGGATAGGCTTTAAAATATATTTGAGTATTACAAGGAACATCTTTGCCTTTATATTTTAAATCATGAATAGGATCCCACATTGATAAAACTATTCGTCTATCCCATTTATTATCTTTTAGCTTTTGAATAACATCATATAATTGATCGTAACCAAACTGGTTTCGCCAACGATAACCATAAGAGCCATATAAAAAGTTACCATCATCAGAAAACTCTTTCATTCTTTTTACGAATCTTGCTAATGGTTCTACGTCTCTTCGTCCAGCTAACATCCATAATCCTTCTATAAAATGGAAAAAAGGATTACAATTTCTTTCAGGAAGGAACATTACTCGTTCTCTTGGAAAGTTATAAGTAGAACAAACAGGATCTTTAAACATTAAGACATCACCATTTCTACTTGGTATCTTTACCATATTATATGGTTCTCTTAATGACATTACTGCTATTTGAAATACTTCTTCTACGTTATCCCCACGAAATGTTATCACTTATATCTCCCTCTTGGTGTACCTTGTCCTAAACGGACTCGTTCATATTTATCAAACTCACAAAGACTATGTTCTATTTCTCTCATCTCCATAGCGTCAGCTATTTCTTTTGGTAAATAATCATGCCTCCAATTAAATAAAGTTAACATATCATCATTCCATTTATGTTTAGAACTTTTCCAATCTAACTCTCTACCAAATATTCTATTTAATCCTCTCATTGCTCCTGGACCTGCATTAGCCCAAGTATTTATATCTTTAGCTGAGTTTAAAAACATCGTATGTCTTAGATCAGTAACAAGTTCATATGCCATAAAATGACCTAAATATGGAAATTGTTGAAGAAGAATATGAGCACGTCTTAGCGTTTCTGTGTTTTCTATTAAATCTTCTGCTAACCAACCTCGTCTATTCCATATTCTTTCTATACACCAAATAACACCATCAACTTTATCCATACCATCTGGAGTTTTTATTATATATCCTCCAGTAACATATTTCTTTTGTTTCTTTATTTCTTCTCTAGCAAGTTTAGGATCCCAATCAATATGAAGATTATGGTTTAATAAAGTTTTTCCTGTCTCAATAAGATTAAACCAACGAAAAATAACTGTAGCCATAAATACTTCTTCTTGGTTATGGAGAGGTTGTCTCATATTTTCTCGAAACCAAACAGTTGTCTTATCGTTTTCTCGAAACGGATTAGTAAATCGATATGTATCTAAAATCTTATCCGTTGTCCAAGGGCGAGGAAGACCTTGTTCTTTTTTCTTAAAGATATCATGTCTTTCCTCAATCCACCAGAAAAATCTTTTATATGGCTCCATTATTTCTTCCTTAAATGCCAATTAACATTATTAGCAGTTTCAGGATAAGCCGTTGCTAATATAACTCGTTGCCAATGTTTATCGAACCTATTTTTAATATCGTCAATAACATTTTGTGACCATCTCATATTAGCACGATGGTTTTTATTAAAGTTATGGCTTTGAGTAAAAGTTCCATAATGTCGTTCTAATACGAAATGTTTTTCTAATAAGTCTTTTAATTCTTGATAACCCCACTCATAAACATGATCTTTAGGTAATTTATCATTAGAACCATCGTGATTAGGTGTAGAGATATAAGCAATCCCTCCTGGACGTAGCTTTCTTGCAGAAGCTTCAATCCATGGCTCGATAAACTCTCTACCCATATGTTCTATAACTTCTGTTGTCATAAATACATCTATAGATTCATCTTCAACAGGTGGTTCAGGATCTACCGTTAAATCTTGAAGAACTATTTGTCCTTTTCCACCAGTCATAGTTTGAAACCATTTATGTTTCGTTAACGGTAAATCATCGTTTACCCACCAATCATCTAAAATAACAGGGTCGATATCCATACCAACATAACTATTTATTATTGTTGCTTTTTTCGAAACAAACGCTTTATATAAATATCGAAGTGTCCAAACTTCGCCACAACCTATTTCTAATACATCGACTGGTCGTCCAAGTGTTTTAGCTTTATCCATTATTAATTGCCCCATTTTACAAAAACGACTAATATGAGCTAATTCATCTGGTCTCCAGTTTGCTAGTACCCCAGCACCTGCAATATCCATTCTTGTATTTTTAGAATCATTTGCATTAACTGCAAGTTTCTTTCTTATCGAAGCCATTACATCCTCCTATTCATATTTTATATATTGCTTCTCTAACATCTTCTTATGATAATGCTTATAGATTTTTGCAACGGACTGAGTAGTTTGAATCTTTTTACTTTTTTCTGCAAGAGTTATAAAATCTTCAATACTAATAGGCTGACCGTGTTTCTTTAATATATCTAAAAGGATTGTCATTTGAGATGCCTTACTGTCTGGATGTTTATTGTAAACAATTTCTGCTTGTGGGTCAAATCTAAATAAAGATCTTTTTACTTCTGTAGAGTTAGAACTTTGTTTAATGACCTCATCTCTCCAGTTAGCTTCTTTTTCAAGTTCTTCTGGGTGCCATTTACGAAAACATCCAGGCATGTATTCTTGCCAAAATCCATCAGGAAAAGTAATCTTTGACATGTTTATTCAACACGCCAAATTCTTATACCAATCTGTTCATCTTTTTCCCACATACGTTGAGTAAGACGAACACCCTCATGCTTCTTTTGATATGTTTGCCTAGCCTGACTTAGACGGTTAGCCATACGTTTTATATCATCACCCTCTTCTAAAGGTAGGAAAAAAGATTGACCTACTTTTAATTCAGATAATGGATATTTTCTTTCAACAGATCTACGATCAGATCCTGGAGGTACAGGAATATCATCTTCTATTTCTATACCAAGAGTTTTAGTATCTTCTGACATAAATTCATCCTTTCTAAAAATAAAAATTTACTATAATAAGATAAACCTTTTTTAAAAATCAATAAAGTTCTTTTTTATCATACCATAAAATATTTATTGGTTGTCGGTTGTATAATATGCAACTTTTGTTTAGCCCTTGTTAAACCTACATAAAACACACGAGTATCATCGTCTGGCTCTTTTTCATATGCTTTCCATGTTCTATGAGGTATATCTGTAAAAAGAATTACGTTATCAGCTTCACCACCTTTTGCTGAGTGTATAGTTGATAAAGTTATTCTTGGTTTTTTAGTAATCTTTTCACCTTTCCGTAACATAGCAAGAATATAACTTCTTTCATGAGGACTTAACCCTGTAAACATATCGTGCCATATTTTTGCCTCTGGAAGTTCTGCTTTATTTCTTACCTCTTTTAAAGTAAGTTTTTGTGATTGATCTAAATCATCAAATACTTTTCGTTTAGCCCCCTTTATATATTGAACAACATCACTAGCTTGATCAGGGAATATAAACTCGCCTTTTCTTAATTTTTCCCAATTCTTAACTGCATCTACTTTTTTCTGAGAAATAGATGGATTATTCTTTCTTTCAAAATAAACACCTAATCCTCTACAATGTGCTTCAACTTCATTTAAAAAATAATTAGATCGTGATAGTATTAACCATTCACCAGAGGTTATATCAACATGCTCGAAATGTGTTTCAGTTACGACATCTCCCAGATCCTCCCTTGGTTGCCAAGTTTTATCTGTTCTTGTTTTTACTCGTCTTATTACTTGATTAGCCACATTAAATATTCTCCTTGGGATTCTATAACTCTTTTCCAAAACACGAGCATCATGGGAAATATTAATCAAAAAGTTAACGTCTGCTCCTGCCCATCTGAAGATAGCTTGGTCATCGTCACCAGCGATATAGACTCTCTTAGAATTCTTTGCGAGAACTTTTATTAGTTGCCATTGTAATGGACTTAGATCTTGAGCTTCGTCTACAAACATTACTTCTAATTTTGGTGCTAACTCTTTAGTTACACATAAGTCTAACATATCTGTAAAATCATATAAGCCACGAGCTTTTTTAAATTGTTGTAGCCCTAAAGAAAACCTTTCTAACATATGCCAATCAATATCTTCATCGTGGTGCTTTTGCCATTCTTCTCTTAATCCAACACATCGAAGACGAGATAAACCCTCAACAAATTTTAGTTTATCATCTTTAGATAACATAGAAATAGATCCTTCTTCAAGAGTCATCTCACCTGTTAATCGTAATCCCATTATATCGTTAAACTCTCTATAGTTTGATCTACCCATGACTGACTCTCGAGATAAACCTAGCATTCGATAACATAAAGAATGTAATGTTCTAAAATTAGGTATATCTTTTCCTAATAAAGAAAAACGAGACATTGTTCGTTCTTTGCCCTCTTCTGAGGCTTTCTTAGTAAAAGCAAAGTAGCCTATTTTATCAGGAGGTGTTCCTTTTTCCATTTCTATTTCAATAAGGTTTAAAATAGTTGTTGTCTTTCCTGTTCCTGGAGGACCAAGAATAATAGACCAAGTATCTGTATCCTCACTCAAAACGGATCGCCTTTCATATCAGGGATATCATAACCCTCTTGTTGACTACTAAACTCTGGAACATACCAAACTGTTACACCTTTACCTTTTATATGAAAGAAGTGATCCCCACCACCAAGATCCCTGAGTCGTGCAGCAATATGATTTCTTCCATAATCTCTAAATTGTTGTCGATTAAAATAGTCTATTAAATCTTTTAATCTAAAGTAAGTTTTTCCTTCCTCTGTCCAAGACTTTCCTAATAATATTTCATCTTTCGATAAGGCTTGTGCTCGTTCTGTGCAAAAGGATTCTAATAATTCTTTAAACTGACCCTGTAAAGATACATCTGCTGGTACTTCTATTATAGAAACACTATCTAATAATTGTTGAACGACGGTTCTCCAGTTTTGTTGTCGCATAGTTACAGGCATAAAATTTAACTCATCCATACATCTTCTTTGAAATTTAGTTTGATTTTGTAGTTCGTCAGTAGTTAACTCTATACGATGACCCTCTACATCTAAAAACCAAATTGGTGGTGTAGAATCTTGTTTTTGTAGATTACTAAACTGTGGTAATCCCCCAGACGAACCAACACCATATTCACAAGTTCTACATACTGCAGCATTACAATGTGAAGCTATAGGTTGGTCATTACACTTATATTGATAATCTTTATTGTTTAAGGCTTTAATTACTGTTAATACTTCTGTTGCACCAAGAGGGGGTTTCATATATTCGAAGTTCTTTTGTTCTACTCGCTTTTCCCAATCGTCTGCAAACTTCTTACGAAGGAATACTCCTATATTAAATAAACCATTATTTCTTGTGCCTTGTGGAAAGCCCATAGTACATAAAACTTTTATGCAAGGTGGACAACCATCTAAATCTTTATCAGTTAGTTCCTGTGACTTTATTTTTAAACTTTCAAGTTCTGCTTTACTAATCGCTTTTGTTTTAGCAAAAGTAATAAATTCTTTTAAATCTGTTATAGCTATGCCTTGATCATCATGTGCATATCTCGTTGTTCGACTACCTCCGTAATAAGGCATATTTAATACACTACCTCGATCACCTTTTTCTAAAAGTAATTTAGTTTGTTTCGGGAATATTTCAGCAGTAGCATAACCAAGAATAGAAGCAATTTCTTTTAATTTATTTTGTACTATTGCACAACTAACTCGTTCTTTTAAAAAGAAATATATATGTGCACCACCAGATTTAGATCGTGCAATAACTACAGGTAATTCATTTGTTTGAATAAGTCGTATTACAAGTTCTGTATGGTTAAGAGGATATTGATCAATATCAATAGCACCCCATGTACAAGTATTATCTTCTTGTATTGGTATTATACCTAAAGAGTTTTTACCTGTAAGATGTTCTTTCCATAGTTCAAGTAACCGATCTTCGTCTATATCTTCTGATATAATTCGATATCTACCTTTTTCTTTACCAACTCCGTTGCTCTCTTCTGGAGAATAACTTCCATATGCTTTTTTTAATCCAGAAAAAAGAGTAGCAAATTCTTTTACATCCTTAGACGTCATGTCTACGATTATGTAAAGAAGATGTTGGTATTCGATTTACTTTACCATAATCTTGTTCTCTTAAAGCCCTCGGATCATCTTCGAATCGTTCATCTTCTCCTAGTTCCCTTGGTGTCATCTTGGAATTACGTTTGTAGAGTTCACGTTGTAACTCTACTATTGAATTACGATATCGATGACCTTTAGATCTACCTTTAATTTTACTATATGATGTTGCCATATTTTTCTCCAAATGATAAAAGGGGGCTTTCGCCCCCTAGATTAAAATGGTACTTCTTCATCTTTAGCAGTTGTGTCTTCGTTAACATCGTCTTGTTTAACTTTTACATCACCAGCACGAATACTTTTCAAAAAGCGACTTGCTTCTAACATAAAAGACCTTTCCTTTACAGGACCATCAAGACCTATAGACCAACCACACCAACTTCCTAAATCATTTGACTCTGGTGTAGTTTTAGCTAAATAACGAAACATAAACATCGGTGCTTCTACTGGAGTACCCTCGCTATTTTTCACACGTCTTTGCTTCATAGTGCTTAACCATTTTCTAGCTTTACCTAACTGAGTAGACGACATACTAATAACTGCTTGTTGCCACTCTGTTTCATCTTCATTAGTAACCATGACATAAAACTGTGCCGTTTCGTCTATATAATTACCATTATCTAAAACGAATTTTTTCTTTTCGTCTCTAACACATTGGTTAAGTATAGATCTTTCATGGTCAGCATTTACTAGTCCACCTCCAGAATCTCGTGGCTTCCATTCGATATATTTTTTCTGATAATATACAGGAACTACAATAATTCCATCGTCACCTTTAACAAGATCATTAGTCACAGTATTTAATATATCGCCTTCTTCAGCACCTTTGATATATTTACCCTCTGACTTTTTTACTTGTGGGCTACCAGATTGTAATATTCTGATAAACGGAATAGCAAAGTCTTCAGAACTTGTATCTTCAAGACCTGTACCATTAGCTAGTATCTCATCATCAACCATTAAGACTGATGTTTCTTCTTTTCTTGCAACTGCTTTATCTGACATATTGTCCTCCTTATTTATTTATTTTAGTTACAAATCCACTATAAAGACCAAAAGTAGTTACAGGAATATCTGTTCCTTTTTCCATTTGCTCTTTACAGAAAGAATTTAAAGTTGAATGGTGAACTGATTCTTTAGTAGTCGTATCAATACCTAATGTATCAAGCTGACTTAATACTTCGGTAAATCTATTATCCCCTCTACCAAATTTACAGTTTATTTCTTTTTTAATAATTTCACCAAAACCATTATCATCTAACCAAGCATGAGCTTCTTTTGCTCGGTCTTTTGATATATGAGCCCTTACGAAAGGTTCAACTTTAATTTTAGTTCCATCTTTTAACTCAAAACTAGAAAGCCCTACCTCTGCTAAAAGGTCTGGTATCTCTTGTTCGGAGATTTGTCTTATCCTATCTTTAAACGATTTAATAGATTCTTCGAATTCTTTTACTTCGTTTTGTTTATGGATAAGCTCGTTTGCCAATCTGCTCAACCTGTTTAATTCATCAGGTGTTGCCTTGACATTTATGGTGTTTATAGCCTCACCACTGAGGATGTCGTCAAGATTGTTCATCATACTCTCCAAAGTATTTTAGGTTAATATTGATGGGAAGATACAATGCTTCTTGTCTATCCCACTTTAACATTTTAAACTTTCCAGCATTAATATGAGATGCAATACTACAAGCTATACCTATTGCAGCAGGATCCCCCATTAATAATAGATAGTCTTCGTCTGAAAAACCATTTAAGCCTTCTCTTAGTCTTGCGACAGTTGGAGCAGAACTTAAAACGATTTGTCTGTTGGGTGGAAGTAAAACTTTTATTTGACCAAATCTTAAAGCACCAGAGATATTCTTAGTGCCAAAGTCTTGTACTACATATACTGTAGGTTGTTTATTATCCATTCTACTTTCTCCTAACTAAATTAGTTTATACTTTATTAATATAATAATAAACCTTTATTTTATGCAACATTGTCATATTAAATCGTTTTTAATGTTTTAAAATATAAAAGTCTCGTCATAATCTCATAATCTCATAATAACAGGGTTAAGTATTTGTTTTTATTAAATAAGTACAGTATGATATTTATTTTCAAATTATCATAGATAAAGGGTCGTGAGCAACTTTTTTCATAAAATATTTATATATTGTTATAATATTATATAGTAGACTTTTAAAAAACTAAGAAAGTAGAAGTAATATTGAAGTATAGGTTTAAAACAAAACCTTATAAACATCAACTTGATGCATTAGAAACATCTTGTGAAAAAGATGAATATGCATTGTTAATGGATATGGGTACAGGAAAATCGAAAGTATTAATAGATACTATTGCTTATCTATACGATGCTGGTGAAATTAATTCAGCTTTTATACTTGCACCGAAAGGTGTTTATAAAAACTGGGTAGGGCAAGAAATACCTACACATTTACCAGACCATATAGAATATAAGATAGCGTATTGGAGTTCTCCTTTAACAGAAAAAATAAAAAAAGGTATAAAAGCGATATGGCAAGGAGATTTTGATTTACATATATTTGTTATGAACATTGAAGCATTATCTACTAAAAAAGGATTAGAGGTAGCAAAACGATTTATCTTTAATCATAAAAATGGAATACATAATGAGGGTAGTTTATTAGCTATAGATGAATCTACTGTAATAAAAAACCATAGAGCATTAAGAACTAAGAACGCTATAGAATTAGGAAAAAGTGCGAAGTATAAAAGAATATTAACAGGTTCTCCGATTACTAAATCACCTTTAGATTTATACTCACAGTTCGCTTTTTTAGGGGAAGAATTATTAGGCTTTCGATCTTACTATTCTTTTTGTAGTCGGTTCGCAGATATGATAAGAAGATCAGCAGGGTCTCACCAATATAATCATATTATTGGTTTTCGTAATTTAGATGAACTAACTACTCTTATTAAACCACATTCATATAGAGTTACAAAGGAACAGTGTTTGGATCTTCCAGAAAAAACTTATACAAAAAGAGTTATCGAATTAACTCCTGAACAGAAAAAAGTATATCAAGATATGAAGAAAAATGCTGTTTCTCTTCTTGATAATATGGAACAAGTTACAGCAAATGCAGTTATTACACAGCTACTAAGACTACATCAAATAAGTTGTGGCTTTGTAAATACAGATTCTGGATCTGTAATAGAATTAAAAAGTAATAGATTAACAGAACTATTAGAAATATTAGAAGAAGTAAATGGGAAAGCCCTTATATGGGCTAACTATAGACACGACATACAAATGTTAGAAAAAGTATTAAAAGATAAATATGGCGAAACTGCAGTAGAAAGTTATTATGGAGATACTCCAGGAGAGAAGAGACAAGAAATAGTAGAAAATTTCCAACACAATAAAGATTTAAGATTTTTTATTGGTCAACCAAGAACTGGAGGATATGGTCTTACACTGACTGCTGCTAATACAGTAATTTATTATAGTAATTCGTATGATCTTGAAGTAAGGTTGCAATCAGAAGATAGAGTACATAGAATAAGCCAAAAGGCTAAAGTTACATATATTGATTTAGTTGCAGAAAAAACTGTAGATGAAATAATAGTAAAAGCATTAAGACAAAAAATAAACTTAGCTACTCAAGTATTAGGAGAAGATTGGAAAAAATGGCTGATATAATTGAAAAGTTTAAAGACATAAGAAAATATAAAAGTTATTCTCATAAAGAATTAGCAGAGGGAACAAAAGTTAGTGGTATGACAATTTATAGTTGGGAGTCTAAAATGAGACAGCCTACTCTAAGAAACTTTAACGAAGTTTTAAATAAAATGGGATATGAACTACAAATTAAACCAAAAGACACAGTTCCATATTATGGTGACAACGGACATTTAATGAGGTAAGTAATGGATATTAATAAATTAAGAGTAGAAATAGAAAAAGATGAGGGCTGTAAATATGAGATCTATTTAGATCATCTTGGTCTTCCTACTTTTGGAATTGGTCATTTAGTTACAGAATGGGATGAAGAATATCAAAAACCTGTTGGTACAAAAATATCTGAAGATAGAGTAAATAGTTGTTTCGAAAAAGATGTACACGTCACTATTGAGGAGTGTAGAAAACTATATGACAACTTTGAGCAAATACCATTAGAAGCTCGTTATATCTTATGTAATATGATGTTTAATATGGGTAGACCTCGTCTCTCTAAGTTTAAGAAAATGAACGAAGCTATAGCTAATGAAGATTGGTTTGAAGCAGCAGTTCAAATGGAAGACTCTAGGTGGCATAAACAAGTTCCTAATAGAGCAAATCGTTTAATAGAACGAATGGAAACATTAGGTAAAATATATCAAATACCTACTTAGTCAATCCTTTTTGTTTCTCATATGTCCTTAATCCTCCTAATCCTAACATACCCATTAAAACTGTCATAAGACTTCCCATATCGAAAGTTGGAAGATCAGGTATAGCTACACCTATATAAGCACAAAGGAACATGGTTACTGGAGCAAGAACGAAGTGCCAACATAAAGCTATACCACATGTCCAACCAATAAATGGTCGCCATCCAGCAACAAATATAGATTTATGTTGAGCCTCTGCTTTATTAACTTCTAGTTGACCCTTTGCTAATTCTTGAGCATGGTTTTCTGCCATAGTTGCCACTTCATGTGCCAACTTATTTTTCATATCTTTATCTTCTATAAATTTTCCTAGAAGATTACTTACTGGTCCTATCAACGCTGTTAACATTATTTTACTCCATTCTTTGCCATGTATGCAGATGTTCCCATGTATGTTCCTACGATACCTGCTCCTGAAATATAGAACAAGTTCGATATATCACTTAGGGCTTCGACACGCTCTATAGGAACTATAAACATTGCTACTGTAAATACGCCCATGCCTATCAAAGTATATCTAGCCATACGCAGTTGTGCTAAGTTTTTTCTTAGCTTTGTCTCTGTTTCTTTTATTTCTTTAGCTTGTTTTAATTCTTCATTGGTAATCGTATCATCACCATCAAGATCATACTCATTTAGTATTGAATCTTTTTGTAACTTTTTTTGAGTCACTACTTTTTCTTTCTTAACTTTTTAAAATCTGCTCCAGTAATTTTATTTCTTGGAGGAGCGACTCTTGCTATCTTCATCTGCTTTGGTGATAGCTTCTTTGTTTTCTTTTTTTGTTTTCCAGTAGTATTCATCTGTATCTCCTAATCTAGTATTGTTACCACTTTCTACTTGATAATATATTGTGCTTACTTTAAAATCAGGTGTAAAGGGTTTTTCTGGGGTTAATGAATTATCATATATTCTCATTCTATTATTAGGATATAAACAATATTGACCATTATCTAATTCTAATAAGTTAAAAGATTTATGTTCATCTGGTTGTTCACTCGTACTATAATCTATTGTATCTGGATCTCTATGATAATTATCTAATGTACAAATATACGTTCCAGCTTGGAATCCATGATCCCTAGTAAATGCTTCAAAGTCCATGGATCCAATAAATTGTTTATATATACAAGTAACATCGTAATCCATGCAGTTCCAAAACTGTAAATTAGGTAAGGACATATCAGGATCAGGTTTTGATGGTTCTGATAAAAAAGCACTTATTGGTAATTTATCAAACATAGCACCATAATCAGGAAGATATGTTTCAAAATAAAAAGCACGACCAGGAATAGATTTAGCACTAATCCAAATACCTTTTACATATTCACCATGACCTGATTCATGATCCATGAGGTATTCTTTTCGTACCCATACATGTTGAGCTGGGAGGTTACATATCAAACTAGACATTATGTAGTTTTCTTCTTTTTTCCGTGAGCTTTTCTTATAGCTTCTTTTCCTCTTTTAAAAATACTAGCTACTTTACTTTTACCCATTACTTTTGCTCTTTGCTCACCGACAGTAAGTATTTGTATCTTTCTCGCAAAAGGTTTACTGACTCTCTTAACTTTCGCAACCGTAGCTCTTGCGTCTGCTTCTGTGGCAAATTTAATACGAACTGTATCTTTTGGGTTCTCATCTGTGTATAAGCGTCTCCCACTGCCTTTTGGTTTTTTTCCTGTTCCAACTTTAGGATCTTTTTTCTTTTTGGTCATCTTACTTCTTTTTTAAAGGAACGTTCATTTCTTTAAATTGTTTTTTGGTAATCTTCTTATAGACATCTTTTTTAGTTTTTGATTTTACAGGTGTTAGTTTACCTTTTTTAAAAGTATGTGGATCAGGAACTTTTACTATACTACCAACTTTCATAGTTTTTTGTTTTTTTGTTCCTTTTGTTGGAGAACCTTTATCTTGACCAGTTTTAAATTTAGGATTTAATTTCATCAATTTTTGTAATGTGGTATTATTTGCTTTAGCTATATCACTTAATGTTTGATCTTTTTTTACTTTGACGTTTTTTGTCATTGCACTAGCACCACCAGCTTGGGTAGCTGTTATAATATCTTTTAAGATCTTTACCAATATGCCCTCCTCAATAAATAGTTACTTTATTTGAGTTTACCATAACTAATTTACAATAACAATCATAAACTTTTTGTTCTCCACTTACTTTTACAGATTGTCCATCTAATCTATCTTTATAATATAAACAGTCATTTATACTAGCAAAGTGTATGGATCCAGAGGAAATACCCGATAAGTAACACATTAACAAAAAAGCTGGTTTCATTTGGCAATGCTTCTTAAACTTTCCATAATATCATCTATATTTGGCTCTTTACCATTAGGGTTTAAAACACATTTATATTTTTTAGGGCAACCTACTCGAATATCTGTAAATTCAAGTTCATATGTTTTATTTGCCCCACGATATATACAAGCCATTTTACCTTTATAAACTTTTTGTTTCATCAACCTACAAGTAGTCATAATTGGTAAAATTATTTCACCTCGTTGTATTTTTTGTTTTCTCGTATAATCTTTGGGTGCATTGTAGATTTTACCCTCTGCATATGCCGTTGAGAATGCTTTGAAATATAAAGCTGTAATAATAACGAGAACAGCAACAATACAAAATACAATACCCATAGTTTGTAAGGCATCTATAATCTCCTTTTGTTTTTGTCTTGCTTCAACTTTGCGTAAGCGTTCAGCTTCTTTCGCTTCATTTATTCTATCAGCTCTTTCTTTAATTATTTGATCCCATGCAGTTGGACCAAATCTCATATTAATAATCATTTTTAGTTCGTTACGTTTTTCTTCTAATAACTTCCTATCAATAAAATCGTTAGCTGTAGATTCAATACCGAATTGTTCTTTTAAACCAATCTTTCCACCTTTCTTATTCATTTGAGCTTCACCCTCAAAAAAGCCATCTATTTGTTTAGCTATACCTTGAATATCTTGAACTGTGGAAATATTTTCTTTTATAAAGTCAACACTTTTCTTGACTAATGCTATGCCAGTGAGAACTTCTGCGACAACCATAAGCGTTACCTGTTGTTTTCAAGTTGTTCTAAAAGAGCCTTTGCATTTGATACTGATTCTATATTTGTTTCTTCTTCTGTTGCAAAAGTACGATCACCTGTAAAAAATATTCTTCCTAAAAGTTTTACAGCTTCAGAGTGTTCAGGAGAATAACTACTTGCTTTTGCCATTAATGCTAATTTTTCAGGATTTATTAATCCTTGTACTAACGCATCTTCTCTTAATCTTCCTCTAGCTTTATTTATAGCTGTTAAGATTCTTCCTGGACGAGTAAACACACCAACAAAACTTCTTAGTGCAGTAGTAATAATATTATTATCTTCTCTTGTTGCAACAGGTTTTACACTAGATAAAGCTGGTCTTACTGCTTTTAATGTATCTTCTAAATTTTTTAAATACTGACTACCGAAAGTACTAACTAACTTTTGTTTATTTTCAGCTATATATGTTTCTATTAAATCAACATTAGGAACAATAATGTTACCTTGTTTTACTACTCTATTTTTAGATGGATCGAACATATCTTTAAAAATTAAAGATTTAAATGAATTAAATACTTCTTCATTTTGTCTTATTATTGGTATCGTTTTATTAAATTTAGATATTTCATTAGATCGCCAAATCTCTTGAAAAAGTGTTTCTGGTTTATCTAATCGACCACCTTCTAGTTTTAAAATATTTTCTACTTCTCTATAAGCATCTCTTTTTAATCCTTGCGTTTTTACTAATTCTTCTCCAAACTCTTTAACAGTTCCAGTTGATAAAGCTCTTTTTTCTGCTTCACTTAAAAATTCATTAAATATAGTTCCATGTTTTTCCAAAAACGCTTTATGTCTATTCATATTTACACCAGTAATTACACCTGATTTATCTCGTGTAACCACCTCACTAAGCCATCGCTTTCTTATAGAATCACTAACATATTCAAATAACTCTTTGTTATTATTCTTTTTTAATTCATTAGTTAATTCTAGTAATTTACTTTTTCCTGTTGCGTCTTTAGTAAATAAAACATTAAAAGCATCTTCTGGTGCTAAAGACTTTCTAATTTTTGCTATCGCTGATGTATTAGCGTTTTTAAATTTTACAGAAAATGCAGAAAACCCATCATCTAATGCTTTTAATTCATCAACTAATGTATCTGGAGCACCTTTCCTAGATAATACTCTATTACGAGTTTTTTCTAATTTATCAATTAAATTAGTTAAAGTATCTGCATAAGGAGCATCAGTTCCTGTCCTTGCTTTTAAGTATGCTTGTCTTTCTAATCTTCTTAAATCTTTTAAGTTATCACTTATTATTCTCAAGGATAAAGGTTTGAGTTTTCTTCTACCTGTTTTTTCATTTAAAACAGTAAAACTCTCATAAATATTATCTATAAGTTTCTTTTCTTCTGCATTAATAAAAGGTCTATTAGAGAAAGTTCTTTTTATACTTT